TCTGGATCCTCATCATCTGCGATACGCAACCAGCTTTTCGCCTGCTTTTTTACATATTCGGGGACCTTGCCCTCTGTTTCCGTAACGCACCATTTCGCATACTCATACGCTTTTCCTTCTTTAACTTCCACCAGCTAATGCCTCCATCAGTGGATTTTTCTTTTTATCCGTTTTCTTTGGCACAGACCGCAGGGATGATGCTATCGTCATGATATTTTCCTTTTCAATATCCAGCAGCATTTTTCTTTTTGTCTGCACCTGTTTATCCAATGCAATCATGTTCTTCTGCATCGTACTTTGCAATTTATAATATGTTGCCAAATCTTCGTCTCTTGCGAATTCTTCTTTTGACTCCTCCAGGTCTTGCATCTGTCTATACATCATTTCACGCTTATCCTGGAAGTCTGAACACTCTGCCATAAGCAGGCAATAACGGTTGATTGTAGCCCCGTATAGGTCATCGTCCTTTTCAATGGATTTTAACAACTTACGAATCCGTTGGAATTCCTTGTGCGCCTTTTCATTTTCTCGAACATCCACTGATTCTTTTAAAATCTTTCCGGTCAGAAGTTGAGCTTCTGCCCGTTTCCTTTCAGCCAGTTCCTTTTTAGTTCGGTGTGACTTGCCTTCCAGCATGATCACATTTGTCGGCTTTGACGGTGTCGGCATGCTCTCAACTCCTTTCAAATATTTTTCAAAAGCTGATCTGGGAAAAAATCGTAGATAATGGGGAGCGGTCGGTCTTGGAAAATTGTCAGATTTTTTCAGCTCATCCCCGGGGGGATACATGCCCATCACTGCCCGTTGCTGTGTGCTATCTCTGTCAGCCTCTGCCCGTCAACTCTTCCTGCCTCTGCTAACTCATGGTGTGCCCTGCATAAGATAATAAGGTTGTCCCAGTCCATGCGTTTATCCCAGTCATCTGCTATTGATACAATGTGGTGTACTTCTAGTGTGTCCGTAGTGTATCTGACTCCCTGGTTATCCAGGTTATGCAAGCATGCCTGGCACAGATAATGGTCTCTGGCTTTTATAGCCTTTGCAGTCTCAGTCCACTTGGCTGTGCTATGGAACTTATCTGATACAGTTCCCCGCTTCCGTTTCTTTGGTTTTCTTCCACAATCATATTTACTATCGTGGATTTTCCCACAATATTTACACGCTTTTAGCATCGTTTCCTCCATACAAAAAAGGCATTCGGATCTCCGAACGCCTTTTCATGCTATTATTATAACACCCTTTCAAAAAAATTT